ATGGTGAAAACTCAGGCCCGTTGGGTATTCATTGAGGGTACTATCCAGGCAGGTGCAGCAGGTACGGTTGCCTTTGTCCTACCTGTTGAGTATCGTCCAGTAAATAGGTTGGAGTTTGCTTGTGGTGGGGGTGCTTTCAATAACGTGGTAATCCAAAGTAATGGTAATGTCACTGTCACTGCCAAGGGCTCTGGTACAGTTTCACTTGATACCATCCAGTATTACATCGGGAATTAAAGGAGTGATATGCACACTAGCTTACATCCAAGTAGTCTCCCTTATACATTAACCGGAGCAAGTGATTGGGAGATGGCTGTCGGTCTCTTTGGCATAATAAATCTGATTGTGGTTTTGGTTGTAAAACACTGGGTATCGGGGATCACCACTGCTGTGAATAAAGCTACAGATGGTATTACTGACCTGGTTAAGGCGGTAGCAGATCGAAAGGTTGCCGAGCAGGAGTTGAAGAATGAAATGCTATTGCACATGAATAGGATAAGTTCCAACTTCACTGTAGCTATTGCTACAGCATTTGAAAAGATGGAGGAACGGTCAGTCTCTCAACTTCATCAACATATCCTTCAACAGGATAAGGACATCAATCGGATGTTCGATGAAGTACGGGGCTTAAAAAAGAAGTTACCCTTTTGGAAAAGGAATATATGACTTTAAGACAAAAGCAATCGAAGTTCGTTCACATGCTGGCGAGACTTATTGACTTCGCTTATGCTATGGGCTATGAGTTAAGTATCGGTGATGGCTACCGTGATCCAGCTTTGCATGGTGCCTTAGGAGTAAAGATGGCTTATGGTCACAAGAACTCCTGTCATAAGATCAGGCTTGCTGTTGATTTTAACCTATTCAAGGATGGAGTATATATCAGTACGACTGAGGGGCATGGACCTCTAGGCGAGTTCTGGGAATCCATTGGCGGTACATGGGGCGGTCGATTCAATGACGGCAATCATTACTCCCTTGAACACAACGGAAATAAGTAAGTGAGTACAAAGATAGGGGAGGTGCTAAATGATGCTGTTATTCGGACTAGCCCTCCCCTTACTGTTACTGCATTGGGATACACTATGCAGGTGGCCGACTGGGTGTACGTCGTAACCTTTGTATATGTTATTCTTCAAATTGTAGTAATAGCACCCAAGGTATTCATTACCTTGTTTAAAGTGCATTATAAACTAAAGGATAAATGGTATGGCAAGAAAACCCGCAAGCGATAGCACCCTTGCAGCTTTGCATGAGGCTATCAGTATAGTCCTTGCCGCTCAGGTGAAAGAGGTTATGGTGGAGGTAGACGAGGAGACTGGAAAGGAAACAGAAACCTACTCAGCTACTCCTGCACTCCTTACTGTAGCTGCTCGGTTCTTGAAGGACAATAACATTACTTGCACCATTGAAGACAGCAAGGGATTGTCTGAGCTTACCGATGAACTGGCGCAGAGAAAGAAACGAAGGGACAACATCAGCAATATCTCCTATCTCACTAAAGAAGAGGCTCAGGGATAAATGCGTGAGTCCCAGGAAGAAGCACTAAAACGCTGGGACGACTTAGTTGCACTTCAAGAGCATTACACCGACTTTGGTGACTTCTTGCATGATGTGCAGCTTGAGGTGTATGGGTGGGAAACTACCGAGATACAATATGACATAGGTGATTTCTTGCAGTACGGGGGAAACGCTATAATGATACAGGCACAGCGTGGTCAGGCAAAGACAACCATTACTGCGATATTTGCAGTTTGGTGCCTGATCCAGGCTCCTGCTTATCGTATCATGATTGTATCTGCTGGTGCTAAGAAGGCTAACGAGATAAGCAAGGGTATCATCTTGATCATCAACGCTATGCCTATCCTCTCCTGTATGCGCCCAGATCGTAATGAAGGTGACAGAACCAGTACAGAGGCATTCGATGTGCATTACACTCTCCGGGGTGATGGTATGAACCCCTCCGTTGTCTGCCTTGGTGTGACAAGTAACATGCAAGGGTATCGTGCTGATGTACTTATTCCCGATGATATAGAATCAAGTAAGAACGCTTTGACTCTGTTGCAGAGGGAACAACTAATGCACCTTACAAAAGACTTCACAAGTATCTGTAGTGAAGGTCGTATCATTTACCTTGGTACACCGCAAAGTGCCGAGAGTATCTACAATAGCCTCCCTGGTCGTGGGTACAAAGTAAGGGTGTGGCCGGGGCGTTTCCCGACAGTTGAAGAAGAAGCTGAGTACGGTGATTCACTTGCTCCTTATATAACGAATAAGATGAAGGCCGACAGTGGGTTACGAATTGGTGGAGGAATACTTGGCGATAAAGGTCTACCTGTAGACACGCGAATGCACGAAGACTTACTGCAATTCAAGGAGGTTGACCAGGGGGCTGCGTACTTCAAGTTGCAGCACATGCTGTGTACGAAGTTGTCAGACACCGAGCGTTATCCTCTTAAACTGCGTGATTGTATCTTCATGCACTTGAACCCTGATGAAGCTCCCGGTAAGATCACATGGCTTCCCAAGAATGACCTACTTATTCCGCTGTACCCTGGAAGTTCTGTTCGTGATGAAATGTATCGCCCTGGGTATACAAGTGCAGACCTTTACAAGTACGGTAGCAAGATCATGTACGTTGATCCTGCCGGTGGTGGCCAGAACGGGGATGAAACCTCAGCCGCTATTATAGGGTTCCTGCATGGATACATCTTTGTGTTAGACATCAAAGGCTTCCCAGGCGGCATCCGAGAAGACGTAATGCAGGGCCTCTCAGCCCTCTCTTGGGAGTGGCAGTGCAATGCCATACAGGTAGAGGAGAACTTCGGCCACGGTGCCTTAGCGTCCGTTTGGCGGGACATCCTGAATACTTACTATAAGGAAGCCAGCAACGGGACGATTTTGCAGGGGCCTAGCATAGAGGATGTGTGGGAATCCGGTCAGAAGGAACTTAGGATATGTGATGTCTTAGAGCCAGTTATCGCTAGGCATCATCTTATCATTAATGAGAAGTTAATAGGTTACGATGTTGAATCAGTTCAGAAGTATCCTTTGGAGCGTAGAGCTACTTATATGTTCTTGCACCAACTTTCTAGGATCACCCGTAGCAAGCATAGCCTTTTGCATGACGATAGGCTTGATGCTGTCGCTGGTGGAGTAAGATACTTTACCACAAGGCTGGCACAGAACGCTACGAATGAGGTTCAGAAGAAAAGGACAGAAGAGATGCTTAGGGTTATGGCTGATCCTTTCAGTCGTAAAGGCAATACCAATCAGTTCAATGGCCTAAACGCCTTTGACAAATACCGCTAGGAGATTCAAGTATGTTGATTGAACCGAGTATGTTCCCCTCTGATACAAACGGTGCTGTAGGTAATCTCCGTAGGGAGTTGATTAACTGTCTCTGCAAGGGCCAGCAGTCTGAACACGCCCTTGCTCTGTTGGAAGCTACCCTGAAGGCTGCAACCGGCTTGCTCTCCGATATTCGTAAGGAACAGAAGGCACAGGCCAAAGCTCTGAAGGATAAGGCGAAGGCCAAGGAGGCTGCTGTAGAGGCCCAGGCTGCGTTGGATGAAGCGGAGGCTACGAGGGTAGCTGCCGAGGCCGGGGAACACGCTGACGGGCTCGACACCGGCCTCCCCGAAGTTATCTAGGAGGTGCCATGCTGAAGACTCTGCATCAGAAGATTGGTTTATCTGAGCGTATAACCTTTATGTACCAGGACGGCGAGAAGGTTGTGGGTATTGCTGATGTAAGCAGTTCCGACACAGAAGGTGCAACTCTCGGGAACTTGTTTGTTCTCAGGAGTCACCGGGGTCGGGGCATAGGAGGTAAACTTGTAAAAGAAGCAAAGAAGTATGTATTGCTACATAGCACCTCTCTATGGGTTATAGTTGAAGTGGACTCCTGGTGCAGGGACTGGTACGCCCGTTTAGGTTTTCGGGATACCGGGGAACTCGCCGGGACAAGGTTGTGGATGGAATGGCAGAAGGATTACAAGACACTATGATAACTTATAGAAAAGTGTACCCACATGTATACCAGATATGTGAGCCCTTTAGTATAAGGGTT